TATTCTGCCCTCGTGACCTCCGGGGCGGGATTTTTCACCCTCACGCCGTTTTCTCGCCGGTGGGCTTCGGGGCGTTCGAATCGTTCTTGGCCGTTGCAATGCCAAATTCATAGCCCATGGCAAAGCTTTGTAAAATGCGCCGCTTATCAGCGTTAAGATGCTCCATGACAGTTGAAATATCATGCGCTTTCATAAATTCGTCTATCGTCATCGTCATTTCGTTTCCTCCTTTTTCAACTGGTGCATTTTTAGAAACAGTTCCAAGTTTCATTTGATTGTCTTTGTGTCCATACACACATTATAAGCCTTGCAAATGTGTTTGTCAACACTTAATTGATGTTTTTTTTGATATTTTTGTGTTGACTAACACAAAAAGACGTAGTATAATAAAATAAAGAAATCAAGGAGGTGATTTTCATGATTGGAAAACGAATCAAAGAGATACGGGAAACCGCCAATGAGGGTAAATTGTCTCAGGCACAGTTTGGGGCGTTGTTAGGTGTGAGCAGAGATGTTGTTGCAAATATCGAAACAGGACGAGTTGAACCAACGCAAATTATAATTAATGCAATTTGCCGGGAATTTCATATAAATGAAACATGGCTCCGCACTGGAGATGGGGAACCCCACGATGAGACAACAGATGACAAGGAAAAAGAGCTATCCCGCTTCCTCGGAAACGCTATGACAGATGATCCGCCTTTTCGCCGCTGGTTTATCTCCATGCTGGCACGGCTGGAGACGAAACATTGGGATGCCATCTACGACATGGCTGTGATGCTGAGAGAGGAGCAGGAAAAGGAGGAGGCAGCCAAGGCCGCCGCCGAAGCCGCCCCGGACAAAGACCCCGAAAAAAAGGAGGAGGGGGGTTAATCCCCTTCCTCCTCATCGTCAATATATTCTTTGTGGAGCAGCCCCTGGGCGAACCAGTAGATGATTCTGGTTTCCCTGGTGGTGGTCTCCGTCAGCCATTGGGCAAGCCGCTCTTTCATTTCCGCCGGTGTGGGTGTCTTTGCCATTGTTTTCTTTCTCCTTAAAAAATCGAGTTAAGGGCTAAAAAATCGTGTTACGGCTTGTTACGCCGCCGTCCTTGTGATACAATCGTCAAGCCCTCACAGGGCGATATTACCACCGCCGCCCTGGCTCAAACAACGGCCAGCCGTGGGCGGTTTGACACTTTCGAGGTTCAAAATGAGGTCAAACGAGACACAACAAGAGATCATCCAGCGGCTCCAGGCCGCCCGGCTGGAAAAGGGCCTATCCTATCAGGCCATTGTGGACGGCACCGCCGCTCTGGGCTGCCCGGTGAGCCTGTCCACCGTCAAAAGGGTTTTCGGGCAAGATTCCGGCCTGTATGATTTTCGATATGATACCACCATCCAGCCCATTGCCGCCGTGGTGCTGGCGGGAGCGGATGCGGAGGAGGAGCGGGACGTGGAGCGCCTGGAAGCCGCTGTGGCCGCCCTGGAGGACGCTGTGCGGCTGCGGGATGAGACGATAGCAGACCAGCGGCAACAGCTGGAAGAGAAAACCGGAGAGATCGCCAAGGCCCACGCCGCCATCCAGCACAAAACCAGGGTGGAGATCATCCTGGCCATAGCCGACGGCTCCCTGGCCGTGGTGCTTTTGGTTTTCTATGTTGCCCACGCCCTCATGGGGTGGTAAATTAAACATTTTGCCGGGTTTAGGTTTAATAAAATTACACATAGTTATCAAAATGGACAAAAAAAGAGCCCCGGTGTTGGAGCACCGGAGCTCTGCGGGGGATTGATAGAAGTGCTTATATCTTTAAGGAGATTTATGTACCCTTATTTTACCAAAATTCCCCGATTTGTGCAAGCAAAAAAGGGAGGATTTTTGATGAAATGCCGCAAATGTCGGGCGGAAATTCCGGACGAGTCCAATTATTGCATGGTCTGCGGGGCAAAGCAGGGCGTTTCCCAGCGGACGAAGAGCCGGGGCAATGGGCAGGGGTCTGTCTATCAGACAAAAAATAAATCCTGGTGCGCTGTGATAACGCTAGGCTATGAGCTGCGGCCGGATGGGGAGGTTTCCCGCCGCACCCGCTCCAAGGGCGGATTCAAAACAAAAAAAGATGCGTTGGAGTATCTTCCAACGCTCAGAGCCGCCGAACCGGAGCCCGTTGTGCCAACCCTGCGGGAGATATACAACCGCTGGCAGCCCACCCACAAGGCCGGGGCCAAGACCATGGATGGGTACGGCTATGCATACAACTATTTTGGTAAGCTGGAAAACAAGCCCATGGACAAAATTACCGTGGACGATTGGCAAAAATGCCTGGATGACTGCCCCAAGGGCCGCCGAACCAAGGAGAATATGAAGGCCCTTTGTGGGTTGCTGTATAAATACGCCGTCCCCAGGGATTATGCCAAAATAAACATGGCCCAGTATATCACCGTGTCCGGCGGGGAGAAGGGGGAGAAAGACGGCCTACCAAGAGAAGCTGTGGAAGCGATCGCCCAGGCTGTGGGGGTCGTGCCCTGGGCAGATTATGTGCTGGCCCATTGTTATCTAGGCTTTCGCCCTGCGGAATTTTTGGCCCTGCGGGTGGAAGACTACAACGCCGACGAGAAGGCCTTCCACGGCGGTGCCAAGACGGAGGCCGGAAAAAACAGGGCCGTGACGGTATCGCCCAAAATCCAGCCCATCATTGACCGCCTGACGGACAAACCGTCCGGCCTCGTTTTCTGTCTTCCAGACGGCGGGAAAATAAATTCCAAGCGATACGCCGCCATGCTATATAGTGTCCTGGATGCTGTGGGCGTAGATAATCCCATTGTCACCGTGGCCGGGGTGGAGCGGCATAAATACACCCCACATTCCTGCCGCCACACCTTCGCAACGATGCTCAAAAGGGTGGAGGGGGCCGACCGGGACAAGCTGGAGCTTATAGGCCACACCAGTACGGAGATGTTGCGGCATTACCAGGACGTGAGTTATTCGGATTTGCGTAAAATCACGGATAAAATTTAACCGTATTGCAGAGTTATTGCAGACTTCCTTTAAAAAAATGCCGTATTTACTGGATTTTCTTATGAATGGGGTTCAGGAGGCCGCTGGTTCAAGTCCAGTCACTCGGACCAACTGAAAAACCCGCAAACTGTTGATTATCAATGGTTTGCGGGTTTTCTTTTTTCGTATTTCAAAAGTTTTCAAACCCGGGAAAAGTGCGAAAAGTTTTGAAAAATTTAGTCCTATTGCAGACCTATTGCAGACCAGATATTTCCAGGAGTTTAATACTCCCAAGCCCCAAAATAGCCAAAGCTTCCAAAGCTGATGATCTCGTCCTCGGCGTCCTCGGTCTCGTCCGGGTCGTACACGGTACCCCACCAGGAGCGGGAGGCGACCACCTTGCCGTCCTCGTCCTTGATGTTGATGTTCTGCTGGGTGTAGGCTGCGCCATCGTCAGCGATTTTCATAGCCTCTTCCAGGGTTCCTTCCACGATTTCGTCTTCCATCATGTAATTCCAGTTGATGTGGTAAGTCATTTTTTTATCCTCCGTTTTCTGTTTAAGGGCTTGGCCCTCTCTCAATTTCTGTATTTATTATAACACGCATTGCGTGTTTTGTCAACACTTTTTGTGATTTTTTTGAAAAAAAGATGAGGGAGTTTAGCCCTCATCTTTGAAAATATCGGTCAGTCCACAGGCGGCCGCCAGGAGCAATATTACATACAATGGCGGGGTGCGCTTGCCGCCCTCCCAGTCTTGCAGGGTGCGGACTGGTACACAAAAACGTTTTGAAAACGCATTTTGCGTCAACCCCGTGCTGGCTCTGATCTCAGACACAGTTATTGTTGCGGAATCGTAAATTTTCCCAAGTTCCTCCATCCTCTTGTCCATGGTTGGTCTGTCAATTACCTCGTCCTCGGCATCGCCCCACAAGGAGGACAACACCAAATCGGATAGGTAGGCATCTTTGTCTGTGTATTTAGCAGCTTTGGTGACTGCATTGTATCGTTGTGCGTCTGTCATGCTGTTTTTTCTCTTCTTTCTTTTTTTTCTGTTCCTCGGCATCGGCGGAAGCGTCGGAATCGGATCAGATTGACCACTTAAAACCTTATGGTGCAATTTTTCTTTTGCAGCCAGATAGGCAGCATATGCCTCTTCTGGCGTTTCAAACTTGCCTAGATAATACTGATGTTTTGCCAAATTGATATTGGCTATGTACAAACCTGATTTTTTATCTTTTATGACCCCACGATAACCGGTCTTATTATTTTTATAGGCTTTTTCCCCGCTAAGATGGCCTAACTCTGTCCCGTTTTCAAATGTTAGCCCGGATCTTGCGATTTCGCTGCACACGTCCTTTTTATAACAACCGCAGGATGTTGTGACCCCGTTTAATAGGTCATATTTCCGCACAACCGTATCATTCCCGCAGCGGTTGCAGTGGCATTTCCAGAGTTGGTGAGCTGATTTTTGATTTTCAACCGGCTCGAGAGCAGTTAAAAAACCAAAATCCCGGTTGGACAGGTCTTCCATTTTTCCCCCTCCTATAACGCTACCCCCGGGGATACCCCGGGGGCTCCTGATCCTCTGACAAGCTGGTAATTACTCGCAATCCAAATCCTCAAACCAGTAGCGGTTCCCGTTAATGATAACATTGTCGCCGTCGTCGCTCCAGCGCTCGTCGTTCATGTCGTTGATGATCTCGCCGTCCAGGACTTCAATGACCTCTTCCATGGTCATGCTGTGGTTGGTGGTGACCTCGCCGATGACCTTATTGCTGACCTTGTTGATAAGCTTCATTTTTTTATCCTCCGTTTTCTGTTTAAGGGCTTGGCCCTCTCTCAATTTCTGTATTTATTATAACACGCATTGCGTGTTTTGTCAACACTTTTTGTGATTTTTTTGAAAAAATTTGCAAAAAAAGAGAGCGGGATTATTCCCGCTCTTTCTCTTTGTACTTGTCGTGCAGCGCTTTGTCCCGCTCCAGGATGTATGGCATATCCCAGCCGGACAGGGCGTATTCCGTCAGCATCCGGCGAACCCGCTCGATCTCCTTCCGTGGCAGGCCGTCCCGGACAAGGTCACACTCGCAGGGGAAACCCGCCACAACCAGGTCGTTGCTGATGGCGGCCAAGTCCTCATATACGGAGACTTCCCAAGCAAGGTAGCTCTCCAGGTAGCCTTGCAGGTCTACCGGCGGCGTGATGATGTAATCCCATTTTGGTCGGATGGTCTCCCCGAACATATCCAGGGCATAGTTCTGGATGGCGATGTAATGCCGCCTGTCCTCGGCGCTGTTCCAGCGGTGGAGGCGCTTGTGGCCCTGGAAGCCGTGCGCCTGGCACCACAGCATCGTTTCATAGTGAAACGCTTCGCCATGTGCCTCAATGTCCACGGCGGTGCGCAACAGGTCTATGCACTTGTCGGTTCCGTAGCTTTTCAATTTCTCGCCACCTCACGCAGCCGTAGCAGGATGTTCTCATAGGCCCGGCTGTTCATGATCCGCAGGTTTTCCATGTGGGCGGCGATGATCTCCATGATGGCAACCATGTGGGCATAGTCGGCGGGTATGCTCATGATGATTTTTTCAAACTCCGTGTTCCCGCTCAGACTTACCGTCCTGGGCGCTGCGCTGGCCGTGGTGGTGGTCTGCTCCTCGGGTGTATATTCTCCACTGTCCACCATGCACAGCGCCTTGTATGCCCCTCTGTAGGTGCTCAGGCGCTCCGCATTGGTCAAACTGATAGGTTCCTCCGCAAGGCGCTCCATTTCCTCCAAAAGCGTATCCATGTTTTTTTCAAGCTGGCTCTTCAATTTTCAATCCCTCCATGATAGATTTCAGCATTTCGTTTTGTTCGTCAAATTTCGCCGACAGCACTCGGAGCAAATATTTCGCTTGCCTGTCATTTGCAAGATTCACGTCATTTTGTGCGGTCTGTTGGCGGTTTTCCATCAGATTTTCCACGCCGACAAAAAATGATACGATGGTAAGCACGTCTAAAATCGTATATTGCTGGCCCATTTAAATTTTGGTCACCGTAACGGCCACGTTGTTGACAATGGACGCATTTCCGCCAAGGACAAGGGTCAGTGTGGCGGTGTTGCCGCCGCAGAACACCCGGATGATGGAGTTAATGGTCAAGGTGGTTGGGTTTCCGGCGGTGCTGACAGAGCCGGACGAGATGGCACCGGGAACGGCCACGCCGCCGTTTTGAAGCGACACGGACACAGTTCCGGCCACGGTGGGGGAGGCGGTGGCGCTCACGTCCACCTCATAAAATCCAGGCTCATACAGGCCGATTCCGTTGCCGCTCAGGGCGATGGCGTGACCAAATTTGCGGATGATGCCGCCGGGAGCAATGGCACCGCCGCTGGCAACCGTCTGGGGGGTGGTATTGGCCGCATAAAGGGCAGATTTGCAAGACATTTGTTCAGTTCCTTTCAAAAAGTTATGTTTTTGTTATGTTTTTGTTACACAAAACGGAAAAATAAGATGCTTAGTAACAAAAAGGCGGGGAATTTCCCCGCCTTGCCCGGTCGAGGTGACCTAGTGTTAAATTGCCGCAGCGCAGCCGGAAAAGAAGGGATTGGCAGCGCTGTAGGTGGTGGCGGTTGGGTAGCGAACCACGCCGCACAAAGCACCCTGGAGCTGGAGCTGGTTGATCTGGTTCTGCATGTCTGCCATGCGGTTGCCACAGATGGCATCCAGAATCTTCTGGGTCTGGGCGGTTGTGTTGGCATTGATGGCAGCCGTATTCATGGCCCCGTCATACCGCAGCTGGTCAATGTTGCGGTTGGTCTCGCAGCAGCAGGAGGCCACCTGACTGGACAGGGTGGCAAAGCTGGTGCACATATCCCGCTGCATCTGACCAAACCCGCCCATGATGCTGCCCTGGAGCTCGTAGCCCAGGGAGGAAACGCCGTCACCCAGGCGGTCAAGCTTGCCGATCACCTCGGAGTTGTTAAACCCGCTCTGGATTTCGGCCTGGGTGAAGCCGCCGCCACCACGGTTGCCAAAACCACCGCCGAAGAGGCCGCCGCCGCCAAACAGAAAAATCATGGCGAACAGGATGATCAGCACGATACCGCCGGAGCCGCCGCCAAAGCAGCCGCCGCTTTCTCGGTTGCCAATCAATGCGCCGATGTCTGCAAGGCTAAAATTCTCGGTCATTTTTTCGATTGTCCTTTCAAAAAATTTATGCAAACCGTCTCGAGCCGGGTTACAGCATTTCCATCACAGATTTGATGTCGTCCACGTGCAGACCGTACTCAGCGGCAATCTGCTCTATGGGCTTGTCCCAATTTTTTTGATAAAATTCCCGGAATTGCGGATTGATTTTGGCCAAGTTGGCCGCCACATCGTTCCCGTTTTGGCCTCGCAGCATGCCTACCAGTCCGCTGATTTTGGCCGCAGCTCCTGCAATGTCGTTTATGCGCCGGATGGCGTTATTCGGCCTCGGCTGGTTTTGATTTCCGAACAGGGTGCTTGGCATTTTCTACGATCTCCTTTAATTCTTCAAATTCTGCCCTTGTCACATAATCCCCGGCTGGCTGTGCCGGTGGAGCGGGCTGTGTGTCGTCTATCCAGGCCAGCCGTGCCCGGCGGTAGGAGGGAAAACCCGCTCCGTCTGTGGTTTTAAAAATCACAATATCATCCGTATCATCAAACAGCGGTGCCCGACTGTTGGGTGGCATCTGGTATGCTCTGGCACCCTCCATGCCGGTGACCCGGATGAGGTCAACCGGAGCCGTGTTGACCGGCGGCTGTGGGGTCTGGCTTTGGACAAAAGAGGGGGGAGGGTAGCCGGTCATGCCGCCATATCCCAGCTGTGTGTTAAATCCGGCGCTGTATGGGTTGTAATAGGCCATGTCAGATGCCCTCCATCTCAGGCACCAGCCGGGCCATATACTCCCGCTCTTGCTCAGCTATAAAATTTTCCAAAATCCCATCCCGGCGCATGGTGGCGCACAAGCTGACCGCCTCGGACAGCGGAAAACCAAGCGAGACAAGCCGCATTTCGTCACTCATTGGGGGTCTCCTTTTCATCTTTTCTGCCCCATTTTATAGCAAAAACCACGCTTCAAAGTGCCCGCAAAGAGCCTTTAAAGCGTGGTTTGTGCTTATACATTGTTGTAGTGGTCTGCAATTTTGCTATAGGCAGCGTGGCACCGCTCTTTGACCGTTTCCACGGACATTTTGTGAGCGCTCGCCGCCTCAAGCTGTGATTTCTTGCGGACAACACAAAAAATCAAGACCGCCGCCTCTTCCTCGGGCAGGCCAAAGGATTCCACATACTCCACCGCACGCAGGGGGGTCATTCCGGCGATCCTCGCCCGGATGGCTCTGTGCTGGCTGTTCATGTCGTCACGCCAGCAGCGCCCCGAAGGTGTCGGCCCCAGCATCGCCGTCCACGGTCAAACTCTTGGCCGCTTGGAATTTCTTCACCGCTGCCAGGGTGTTGGAGCCAAATGCGCCGTCAAGATCGCCGGGGTCAAAGCCAGCCGCATACAGCAGCCCCTGCAATACATACACCAGGTCACCGGTGGCACCGGACTTGACCGGGTGCTTGGCAATGGCGGCTTTGGTCTTGGCTCCATAAATGCCGTCAACGCTCAGCCCGGCGCTGTATGCCTTATTCAGCGCCGTTTGCAGCGCCTTGATGGCCGCTTTTTTTGTCTGCGACCCATACACGCCGTCCATCGTCACACCAAGCCATTTTTGGAACTCGGCCACGCCTCCGGTGGCCGTGGCGGTGCTCGTCTCAGTGCTGGACGATGCTGCCGCATCATAGACCGGGCGGTAAATTTTGAAGCTAGACCCAAGCACCCGCTTTTTAAATCCAATGCCCTCAAAGCTCCCGCTTCCGGCGGTGCTGGCCTTGGCCTGGGCAAGGGTGGCGTACACGGTGGCATTTCCCTCCAACGTGATTACGGTCGTGCCGCTGTAGGTGGTGTAGACAAAACCCACGTGCTGGTCACTGCCATACACAAAAATATCACCCGCCTGGGCCTTGGCGTTGTCGGTCACTCGCCAGCCCTGCTTGTCCATAAACTGCCGCAGGGTTGGAACATAGTGGGGATTAGTGCACCCCTTGAGCAGCGTGCTCCCTGCCTGTTCAAAAGCATAGCGCAGACTTGTCCCGCAGTACGCCTGCCCCTGGAGGCCATAAGGTTTGTTGACAGAGATATAATTCCCGGAGCCAACAGCTCCCGTGCTGGTCTTTTCCTTCTCCCCTGCCAAAGCTGCCAGCTTGGCCAAAACTTCACTTGCTGTTGCCATCGTCAGTGTCCTCCTTGTCTTTTTGATTGGTCAAAATATCGATAGCTTTGCTAATCACCACAGGGAGCGGTACGCCCATGAGCCCCGCATTTTCCACCAGGGATATAAGCTCGTTTGTGATAAATCCAATGATTACGGCGTTGCGGATGTAATCCACGCCCAGAGCCAGATCCAGCCGATAGGCCACCAGCACAAACAGCAGCGTCACGCATTTACGACACAGGCCCTTCCAGCCGGCCTTAGATTCCAGCGCCCCGCTCTCGCTTTTTCGGCTGGCATGGAATACCCCGGCCACCATCAGGCCGGTTATGTAGTCCGCCGCCATAAAAATCAGCAGCGTTGCCAGCGCCGAATCCCAGCCACCAAAGATGGCGGCCAGGATGCTTCCAGCCAGACCGGTAATCGTGCAAATAGATGTTTTCATGTGGTCTCCTTTCATTTTTGATTTTCTTCGGTGCCCATTGCCAGCTGGCCTGCGACAACAATGCTTTCATACTCGGCGGCGGTGATCCAGCCCTTGCCCACAGCGGCGGCCACCTGGGCGGCGTTCCACAACCCATCGTCGTAAAATCGCTTCACCTTCTCGAACTTATCCGTTTTCGCCATTATTGCCAGTCACCTCCTCACTCTCGGGCAGCTCAACGTCTGCCATCATAGCCACATATTCAAGCGTGGCCTTCGTCTTTTCCAACTCCGCCTGGAGCGCTGCGTTTTTCTGCCGCTCTTGGCGGAGCTGCTTTTTTGCGCTGCATATGATTTCCATATAAATCCTCCATGGTCCGCCTGTCGGCGGACTAAATATAGATTTCAGATGATGGTCAGGCTCGGCCACTGCCCGTGCGCATTGTAGGCGTTGTCGTAGCTCAGCCCTCCCGCAGGATTCACGCTCCGCACGTTGCCGCAGTTAGTCGGGTTCGGGCCTCTGAGGAAAATATATCGTGCAATGCCGCCATAATACCGGATTCTATCGGCATCAACCGCCCCGACAAACATATCCAGCGGCACAGTTTTGGCGGTGCCATCCTGGGCAACGTGGCATTCGTACAAGCTGTTATTAGTTCCTAAATTTACTTCTGTCTTGGACAGTGGGCACACCAATTCGTCTGTATCCGTATATCCATACCCGTCCGCTTCTGAATACGCAGTACGCTTCCGCACCTTGCCTATCATGGCCACAAACGATGGGTCGATACCATGGAGATAGCCTGGCAGCGTAGACTTCACGGGGAAGTCGAACTTGTGCTGACTCTTCCACCAACTGGCGATTTGGCCACTGGCCGCACCCTTGGCGCTGCTGTTCATCCACTGCCTAGCAGCGCTGGTTGCCCAAACGTTACTTCCGTAAATTTGGCGGCGTGTGAAGTTCAGGTCATCCGATGTTCGATAACCAGGCGTTTCCGCCGTAGTCGTACCAAGGCTTGTACCATCGCTTCCCAGCGTAGTTGCAAGCCCACTCTCGACGCTGTTGTAGTCAGCGTCGTAGCTTGCGAACGTACCACCGAGAACATGAGCCTGGTTATACGCACCGGTAGAAAGCAAAGCACCCATAGTCGTATGCCTGATGAAGCCACCAGCGGGAATGGTCTTTGTCGTGGTAAATTGGTACGTCCCATCCTCTGCGGTGCTATTGTCATAAGACCCATGGTCGAGCGTTATATTATACGTGCCAGCTGGCAGGCCGGACGGCCACTTTTCCGGATTGACATAATACAGCGCTTCCGGCGCATCGAAGGGTATCGTGCCGTATGTAGCCAGGTCGGACTGCACCAGCGTGAGGGAGTGGGTCAGTGCTGGGTTGGAGGGCACGTCATAGTCGATGCCGCCCACGTCGTAGTAGATCGTGTCAGCCGTCTCATGCAGCACCAGGCGGTCGCCGTCCTTAGGAGTGCCTGTGGTGGTGATGCCGTATGCAGCCAGATCAACAGCCACGCCGTCCAAGTGCCATGCGCTGCCATCGCTTTCAAATTCGTAGACCTTCTCCCCGGCCTCGCCGGTGGCGGCAACAAATGCATCCTCGTCCACCGTGGCAGTCATGCCGCTTGGGGCCGAGACCGTGATACCGTTTGCTCTCGCCACAGCCACCTGGTCGCCCACCTCCAGATAGTCACCAATGCGGCCCTGGCGCACCAGCGCCCGGATGTCGGCCCAGTCCTTCACCTTCCGCATCCCACCGGTGTTGATGCACAGCTGGGCCAGGTGCGCTGCGATTTCTTTGCCCGTTTCATCGAGCATGATTGGTTTATCTAACATTGTGTTTCCTCCTATAATTCATTCGCACACACAGCACAGCAGCCCGTCCACAATCCTCAACCCAAGAAGCGCTTCGATGCTAAAGCTGTCAGCCGCCGACTGAGCCGCTACAGCCGATTCCGCAGCGGCCGCAGCGCTGGCCGCCGCTGCTGTCTCCGATGCTTTGGCATTGTTGGCCGATGCTTCTGCCGCCGCCGCATACTCCCCGGCGCTTTGGGAATACTGCCCCGCCGCCTGTTCGCTGGCCTGGGCGTTTCCGGCGGATGCTTTGGCGGCTTCCTCGCTGACCGCCGCTGACTGTGCCGCCGCCGTGGCCGTTTCCGCTTGCGCCACAGCGCTGGCATTTGCCTTTTCTGCCGCCTTGGCACTGGTGGCGGCTTCCTCGGCGCTGGCATTTGCTGCTTCTTCTGCCGCTTCTGCCGCACCCTGCGCCGTTTCTGCTCGTTCGGCGGCCTCCGTTGCTGCCGCCACAATTTGGTCAAACACGCTGGGGGTCGGGTCTTCTCCGTTTTCCCCCGTGGGAATGGCTCCCTCCTGGATGGTGCCAATGGTGCAATATACCGTGGGAATGACAACCGTTCCGTCTGCGGTCATGCCATACAGACCGACTTTCAGCGTGGAGCCAGAAGATGTCATACATTCGTGGGGAATCGTGAAAACGCCGGTTTTGTCAACCACCATATCCAGCGTCACGCCGCTACCCATAATGACCGCCGTTTTGATTAGCCCCTGCCAAGCCTCTGAAAATACGGCTTTGACCTGCAACCCAACTCGCCCGGATGTCAGCGGGGAATCGCTGTAAGTGCAAAAAGCATTTGTGTTATTGACGCTGATTTTAATCATGCACTGCCCTCCTTAGATGGTCATGCCCAAAATATAAATTGGGACACAATATGTATTTCCCCGGCTGTTTTTGACGCTGGTTCCGGCGGCGTTGAAAAGATACCCGGTGGAAAATTGCATAACGCTCACCTGCGGGTCGGTTCCGCTGCGGTCTATCAAAAACCGGCGACTGGCAACGTCCAGCGCATAGTTGCTCCCGGACGTGTACGAGTAGGTGACTTCCAAGGCACCTCGGAACGATGGCACATCGCTGGACGATGGGATATAAAACATTTTTCCTGCTATGTTACTCCGTCCGTAGCTGGTGGTGGTGGAGTATTGGCACATCACATACAGCAAATTATACTTATACAGGCCGTTGATGGTCAGACTGTACCATGACGTGTCACTCGGCCCAAACCCGGCGCTTGCGTCCGAATTTTCCCACAAAACCGTCCAACCAGCCGGGATGGTCGGCGTGTCGCTCAGGTCACCGTAGCTTCCACTTGTGGCAACGGTCGCAAGGGATGGCTTTCCGCTCAAATCGGAGTATTTCCCGCTGGTGGCAACAGCCGCCAGGGAGGGAGTGCCGCTCAGATCGCTATATTTGCCGCTGGTTGCCACAGTGGCCAGAGACGGTCTGCCCGTCAGGTCTGTGTATTTCCCAGAGGTTGCCACAGTTGCCAGACTGGACTTGAGCGCATAAGCGGTCTTCTCGTCCGCTGTCATGCCTGTTGAGTCTGTCACGCTGCTGGAGGTGCCGTTGGAGCCTGTCAGTGTGATGGTGGTGCCGTCCTTGCTCAGCGTGTACAGTACGCCGCCGGAACTGCCACCACCGCCGCCGCTGGAGGATTCCAGGCCGGAGATGGTAGAGGCCACGTCAGAGCGGGTAGCGCCCACGGTGATCTCCTCATAGCGCCCCAGGAGGACGTTCGTTTTGATTTTGGTCACCTTGCGTTTTTCGTCCACCAGAACGTCCTTGTAATAGACGTGTACCGTGTCCCACAAATCCACCGTCTCGCCGCTCATGGTCACATCGCCGCTGTCCAGCGCATCCACAAAAGACACGTTGATGCTCGGCTCCGGCTCCTGGGTGTATTGTGCCAGCAGAGTCTTGGCCGTAGCGTCCAGCTCTGCCGACGTGGGAGCGCTTTCGTAGCTGTCCGTCACGTCCACCACTCGCCACCGTGCCGGGGGACCGCTGGTGGCCTTGGCTGTGCCGTATACCAGCTTTCTAGCCTCTGTGTTGGTGGCCGCCTGGTAATAATAGGCCAGCAGCGCCTGGGTGCACTCAGAGCCGTCATATTCGGCATCCAGAGCGGTCAAGTTCTTCCCGTACCGGATGGCGTAGCCGTAGTCATGGCCCCGGCTCTTCCAGAGCTTGACGGTGTAGCCGTCAAACTCGTATTGGCCGCCATACACGTCCAGGATAGACCCATCCATGCCGCCCAGGAGATTGCGCACCGTGGCTGGCTGCTCCACGCTCCAGACGGCGTTGCTGGAAATGTCCGTCCAAAACGTAAAATCATTTGTGCCCAAAATCCCAGTTTTCAGCCCCGCCAGCGCCGCCGAAATCCCGGCGTATTCCGCCGGGAGAAATTTGACGGTGTTGGACAAGTCATAGCTGATGTGCTGGGCGTAGATGGTCACCAGACCGTCCAGGGGGCGTGTGATTTTGTACACCCGGAAGGGCTGCGCCGCCCGGTATGGGCTTGGAATGGCACAGATGATGCTGCGGTATTCGATGTCCTCAAAATGCGCCCCCGTGACAGGGTAGGTCATTTCCAACTCATAGGCCCCGTTGGCTTCCTCTGTCACATAGCAGCTCACCGCATCCGACAGGGGGCCAATGCCCTGTGTATTAAATGTTTGTGCGTCAGAATCAAATAAAATCGGTATCATGGCGTTAAATCCCACCACCTTGGCGTTATTGTGCAGCTTACCACGCTGCTGTCCATGGAAACTGTGTTTTCACCGGGGGAAAAGCTTGGGTAGTCCCCGTTCACCACGACCCATTGGTTTAGATTTTCTGTCCCGTCCAGGCTCCAGGCGTTCCGGCTGTCACAGTCGAAAACCACCGTCATATCATCTGGCAGGCTCTCGGCGTTGGACATATCCAGCGTCACTTTGTTGCTTCCAATGCTTATCCCGCCCATGGCCGCCGCCTGGTTCAGCCGCAAAACGATGACGGGCGTTGCCGTGTTGCTCGTCGGGTTGAACACCGTGGAGGCCGTGTAGTCGTTCACAATGGTAATGTCCTCCACGTTTTTCCTGTACCACTCCGGGCGGCAATCAAAGGCCAGCTTGCACCGGCCCAGGACGTTGTTCCGGTTGTCTATCTCAAAATCCCCGTCCAGCCGGGCCAGCCGGTAGTGGTTCGGCCAAAAATCGTCCTCCAATTTTTGGTAGCCCTTGGCTGCCATCCACAGCGCCAGGGATTCCATCGGCCCATCCACCAGGTCGGTGCGCCAATGCACCGTGTAGCTCTGGGTGACGTTTTCCCACGTGCCCTCGTCTATGTCTACGGTTCCGTTCCGTCCGGGCACCGTGTATTGCGTTACCCGGCGCTTGGGGATTTTTGGTTTGGAAAACCCCTCCACGGTGATGCCGCAATCTTTGGATGAGTAGCCCGCAAAGGTGATCACGCCCATACTGCATCCCTCCTTGATACGGCGCTTTGAATTTTCTGGCTGATGACCGCCGCCAACCGCTCTTCGTCAGCGTATTTGGCACCGTTCACCGTGATATTCACGATGTAGTTGCCGCCGGACGATGCCCCGGCGCTGGAGCTTTGCACAGCCGTATAATTCGGCTCAAAATCCAGGGCCTGGTTAAACGTACCCTCCAGCAGTCCGGCGTTGTCCTGTATGCCCTTGGCAAACAACTCCATCATGTCCGGGGCGTAAGTGTGGAAATTGGACAGCGGCCCTTCCTTCGGTTCCGAAAAGCCCAAAAAGTCCTTCACCGTCTGCGCCACGTTGGACACGGTGGTTTTCAGGGCGTTCCACTTCTCCACAATTCCGTTTATAAAATTCTGTATCAGGTCACGGCCCCAGGTGGAAGCCTCCGAAATTTTAGACATTATGCCGGATTTAACCTTGTCTACGATCTCTTTGCCTGTGCTCAACATCTTTGTGTAATATTGCCCAATGCCCGACAACAGCGTGGTGGCAATATCCCAGGCAGCAGATAGAATCTGCGGTAGATTTTGTCCAATGCCCAAAACCAGATTGATGACAACCTCTGCCGCCGCCTCTAGCAGCTTCGGTGCGTTTTCAACCAGCGCCGTCACAAGATTCTCGATAATTTCCGGGGCTTTTTCCAAAAAATCAGGAAGAGCCGCTATCAAACCGTCTGCCAGAGAGATTATAATTGCAATTGATGCATCTGCTAGACTTCCCAAGGTGGATGGCTCCGTCAGCGTGTCCACCAGCTGCGTCACAATTCCAACGATAGTTGGCACCATCTGAGGCAGGCTGTCCGCAATGCCGGTCATAAGCGTGACAATGGTTTCCGATGCCGCCGTCAACAGCATTGGAAGATTTTCGGAAATGTTGTCCACCAGTTGGGAAACGATTAAAATCGCCGCATCCATTATCTGCGGTAGATTGTCCGAAATGCCCTGGATAAGAGACATTAAAAGCTGCGTCCCTGCATCTACGACAGTGGGAAGCATATCTGTGATCATGGCGATGCCGTCGCTCAAAATACCGCCCAGAGCGTCCATCATGCCGGACAACCCGCCCTCCTGGAAGGCAGAGGACAACTGGCCGATTCCGTCAGTTCCAAACTGAACAAACTCCCGCAGAGTGGGGGTAAGCTCGTCCGAAAGCAGAATTTTCGCACTGTCCAAAGCCGACTTAAACAGCGTCACATCTCCGGTCAGATTGTCCAGTTGTGTATCTGCCATTGCCTGGGCCGCACCGGCCGAATCGTCAATAGATGTGTACAGCTCGTCCCACCGGTCGGAAGAGGTGGCAAGGAGCGCATTGACAGACGCAATGTCCGTTTTATTAAATATTGTGCTTATGATGTTGGTCTTTTCCTGGTCTGTCATGCCATCCATGGCCTCGGACAGGTCAAGAAAAATATCGTTCATACTCCGCAGATTACCCTCGGAGTCATAAGCCTCCACCCCAAGCGCTGCGAATGCGTCCGCCGCATCCTGGGTGGTTGGATTCATCGCCAACATGATATTCCGCAGGTGTGTACCAGCCTCAGAACCCTTGATGCCGTTGTCGGCCAGTGCGCCAAGGACGGCGTTTAATTCGGTTGTGCCGCCGGACAAGTCTTTTGCGGTGCCGCCAACAGTTAGAATGGCCTCGCCAAGCTGGGAAACGCTGGTGTTTGTCGTAGAGGCTGTCTTTGCCATTTGGTCGGCCAGCACCGTGGTTTCGTCCATGGACAGGCCAAGTGCCGTTTGGCTGTCCGTCAGCATATCCGATGCCGTCGCAAGGTCCATGCTTCCCGCCGCAGCCAAAGCCAGGACGTTTGGAATCATCTCCATGGATTCTTCCACGTCGTAGCCAGCCAACGCCATATAGTTATAAGCATCAGCCACCTCGGACGCTGTGAAAGCGCTTGCGCTGGCAAGCTCTAGCGCAGAATCTCGCAGGGTTTGAAGGCTTTGCGCCCCCTCGCTCGTGTCGTCGTTCAATTCGTCGACCGTGTAGCCCATGGTTGCCATGACCTGGCTCATGGACGTATCAAACTCAGCGCCGGTGGAAACAGCGGAGGTTGCAAAAGCTGTCACGGCCGTAGTTGCGGCTGCAATAGCCGCAGCACCCACTTTGACTGCTTTGGAAAACCCACTTTTCAGACTGGAGGAAAAGGAGGATGATTTACTGCTGGCCGTTTCTAGCGCCGACTCGTACTCGCTTGTATTCAGTTTGATTACTGCCGCTAATTCAAATACGTTTATTTTGTTCACCGCCTCCCATTGACTTTGTTTGGCTAAATTGATATAATCTTGAAAAAAGGAGTGTTAAATCATGAAAAAACCGAAAAAGAAAACAATCATCATTGCTGTGGTCGTTATCCTGCTTTTGCTGATTGCCTTGGCCGGGGGAGAAGAGGACGGAGATAACCAAACCGTTTCCACTGTTTCCGCAGAGTTTGAGCCAGCCGCCACGGAGGCTCCAGAAGAATCCCGGGAAGAGGAAACCGCCTTTTCCGACTTTGGGGAACAGCTCAGCCTCATAGACAATGGGGAGGGGGTCTGCGTTTTGAAATACAAAATCAACTCCCAGCTGACCGACAAATTGACCATTGAGCAAAACTATTACACGGTCTGCAACTTCGTCACCAGCGGCCAGGCCGATGGATTCCAGGAAATACAATATTGGGCCATTGCCGACACGCAGGACGGGGACGAGACAAAGGTCATTTCCTTCACCGTCAACGCTGACACGATAGAGGCGATCAAAAACGGAAACGTTCTACCCACAACGCTGGAGGACAGTCTGGAAGACCTCTGGATTCTTCCATCCCTGGATAGCGGGGAAGAGGCCGACACAGATGCCGAACCGGACTCTATGACCACCTCGCAGAAAAACGCCCTTTCGTCTGCCAAAGCCTATTTAAACTACTCCGCATTTTCCTATTCCGGCCTGATCTCCCAGCTGGAGTATGAGCAATATTCCACAGAGGATGCCACCTTTGCCGCCGACAACTGCGGAGCGGACTGGAACGAGCAAGCCCTGCGGAGCGCCGGAGAATATCTGAATTATTCGGCGTTTTCCTATTCTGGCCTGATATCCCAACTGGAATATGAGGGCTTTACCAGCGACCAGGCCACTTATGGGGCGGACAACTGCGGCGCAGACTGGTTTGAGCAGGCAGCCAAATCCGCAGAGGAATACCTTGCCTATTCGTCCTTCTCTCGGGACGGCCTGATCTCCCAGCTGGAATTTGAAGGGTTCACAAACAACCAAGCCGTATACGGCGTTGAGCAAAACGGGTTTTAAAACACAAACACCGCTCCAAATCGGGGCGGTGTTTTTTATTGCCCCTCGTCGCTTGGCTCCTGAAGCTTCCCCCGGATGCCCGCTATGATCTCTTCTGCGCTCCGGGTGTCCACGGCCTCCGGGTTAAGCAAATCCGCATACCGCCGGTTCAGCGACACACCGCCATAGTGGCGGCTGGTGTTCTCGGTGAGCGCTTTTAATGCGTCGGTGACGTAGATGCGCCACGCAAGCTCTTCTTGCTTTAGAGATATCTTGAACTCTACATACCGCAGAAAAACGGTGATGTCTTTTAGGCCGTTGTACTCTCCATAGCAGAGCCAGAAACAGCCTGGGTCTGACCCTGCACACCGAAAAGCCGCAAAAGCTCCTTGTCACTCAGCATGGACAGGATGTCCGCAAACAGGGTGGCCGCCGTGGGGTGGTAGTCCTCCACATCTTGCCGGTTCAAAATGGCAAAAATTTCCTTCATCTCCTGGGGGCACTGCTGGAGCATGCCCTGGGCATACTCGGCCATGGTGGAGCAGGATTTTTCTTTTGCCATCTCCCGCAATGTGGTTGCAATCTGGGAGATGGGAACAAACAGCTTTCCCACCACCTCAAAAGCCTCATCGTCTTTAAAATCGCTCAGCTTCATGCGCTCACCTCCATCGAGTAGAACTCCATGGGCACCATGTCGGGCGTGGTCAGGCTGGTGTAGCCTGTAAGCTCCACAGAGGTCTGGCCCTTTCCGTTTTTCTCGGTCTTGAGGCTGTACCCGCCGGTGGACAGAGCATTGATAAGACGCACGGCCACCAGGCCATTGGTGCCCCGGTCACCGACCCACCAAACGTCTGCAAAGTCTGTGTCGGCCAGCTCGGCCCGGGGTGTGATTTTTCCGTCTGCAACGTCCGCAACGCCCAAGCCCAGCCGGATTACCTCAGCGGATGCCTCAACGGATGTAAACTTGATGCCGCACTCCCAGCCGTCCACCCGCTGCAGCTCCTTGGCGTTTTTGGGGCAGTTGTCGATGTCCTCGCCGTCGTCCACAATGCTAGGCTTGCAGGTGATCTCGATACCGCCAGTGGTGGCGCAGATGATATCAGCATCCTTTATGTCCGGTTTGGTCAGGCTAAACGTTTTCAGCAGAACGCCCGCCTCCCGGGGAATATTTTCAAATGCCGACTGGCTAATTTTTGTAAACTGTCCAGACAATTTTTAATCCTCCGTAAAATATTGAATGTTTATTTGCAGGTATCGCCCCTTGACGCTGGGGCTTACCTCGTCCGTGATGGCTTGGCACCAGTTTGTGCCCCTGGTTATCCAGGCATAGCCGCCGTCAAAGGGGATAATCACCCCGCCACGCCCAATGCGCTTAGATAGCGCCTGGGCCGCCTCGTTGGGGACTGCCTCGCTCTCGGTGTAAAACCAAAGCGTCACCGTCCCGCTCATGGTGCCGCTGTCCAGGCTGCCTTGGGGGATGCTGTAGGTGCCATAAGGATAGGTCACATCATCCGGGGTTGCCGTGACTGCGTACATGGTCATAAAGTCATTGAGCCATGCGTGTATAGCGCCCATCCTTGTCATTTGGTCAGGCTCCATTTCTCGGCGCTCACCTGGCTAAAGGCAAAAGTTGCCATGTCCGGGGTCTGTTTGTCCGTGCCCTCAGAGGTCACACGCAGGGTCTCTCCGGTGCTTTTGCGCCGGATAACATCGTGATACCGCAGAGCTGCGGCCTTGTCCGTGGTGATAGTAAATAGGCTTGTCACGCCCTGGCTCTCGGCCACCTTGGCTTCCAAGGAATTTTCAAAATTTATCGAAGCCATAAAATCGCCGACTATAACCCATTCTGAGTGGAATCCGCTCTCGCCGTCCGGTGTCCGGCGGTTCTCCAGCAGCTCACACGGCTCTTTCCACTCTTCCGGCAAACTCATTTCTTCATCACCCCCATGGATTGTTGTGCAGATACGGCCTCAACGGCGGTGTCTGCGGTTTGGTCGGCGGTACATCGTACAGGCCGCCCAGTTTGCGATAGGGGGCCAGGCGCTGTTTAAACGCCTCCTGCCAGCTTGCCGCTGTGCCATCTTGGCCGCTCTTTGTGTAGCTGTAGCCCCCAAAGCTCTCCATGGTGTAGGGGCTTGCGGCCTGGTCGCCGTATTTGGTCTCCCAGGCCTCCACCTCCTTGGCAATATCCAGCACATCCCGGGGGATGGCCAGGGGCCACACAGCCCCGGTAAACGCCTCGTCAATCAGGTCGTTTGCCGGGTGCCGGTGGAGGCCGTCGTTGAATACGCTGCCTGTAATGCGGTAATACTGCCCCACCGGGAGGTCGGCGGGGGTCAGGCCGCCGCCGGAGATGGTGTAATCACCGGTCTGGATGCCGTCTCGCACCACAAACCAGTTATTGAGGTAGTGGAGCACCCGCTCCAATGCGTTGGCCATTGTCCCCGCTCCTCCTTTGCTCAGATTAGACGGTGCACTTCAAAGCGGCGATGCGCTTGCCGTCGGTCACCTTTGCGCCGTAAACGTGCAGACCACGGACGCAGTCGGCAAACCGGTTCTGCATCCGGAACGCCTCGGTGGAGACGATCTGCTCGGCGTAAGTGGTGGAGCTGGGCACCAGCGCCGTCACGGTGTAAACGCCCTTGCTGTCTACAACGGCGTTGTTCGACATAAACACCTTCAGACCCGCCACCTGGCCCACCTCGCCGTTGAGCAGGGCCGCATTGGCGGTGCCGCCGTCAGAGGCCTTTACAAAGCGATCGTCCAGCAACAGGAGGGCGTACACGTCCGGGGGCACGACCACGCCACGGCCAGCCGTGGGCACATTGGCCTTGTCCAGCACGGTGCGCAGCTTCACCATGTTTTCATACACGTTGGATGCCGTCAGGGCTACCGCCGTGGTGCTGCCCAAGATGTTGCCCTTGTCTACGCCAGCGGCGATCACGCCAAGGAGGTAATTGTCCGTCTCGTCGGCCATGGCGTAAGCCGCCCGGCCCATGGCGGTGTCGATCAGGTCACCGGCGCTCTGTGCCTTGTCCACGTCGTCCACGGAAAAGTTAAAGCTCTTGGCCTGGTCGATAACCAGGGTCTGGTCGGTGGTGCTCAAAACCTCCGGGTCGTCCATGTTGGTGTTTTTCACGTAGTCGGAGATTTTGATATCTCCGATTGTGTTGATGTGCACGGTGTCACCCTGGTTCTGGATGATGCCCTCATAGTCCCGATTGACCAGATTGGTCGCCACATGGGACTTTTCCAGGGCGAAAAGGAGCCGTGCGCTCCAAAGCTGGGGAATAAACGTAGTTACTGCCATTTAATCAGCTGTCTCCTCTCGAAATGGACGCTTTCACTGCGTCCCAATTTTGGTTGATCTCGGCGGGTGTCATGTTGCGAATGTCCACCGCCGTGTAGGTCTTGGTGGGTGCCGTTTCCGGGGGCGTGGCCGTATTTGCGCCGTTTGTCTCGGTGGTGGTGATAAAATCTGCCCACTCCTGCTTCACGGTCTCGGCCAGCTGGTCGGCGTTTTTGATTTTCCCGCCCTCCAGCTCCACACCGTCCACGTTGGACACCTTCAAAACACTTTCCAGGCGCTTTTCGCTCACGCCAGCCGATTTGAGTAGATCCCGATAGGCCGCTTCCTTGGCCTGGTGGTCTGCTCTGGTTTGGTTTTCGGCCACAAGGTCGTTGAATTTCTTCTCAAAGTCCTTGGCCTTCTGTTCCCAGCCGCCCTGCTTCAACTCGTCCAGTTCCCTTTGGACAGTTGCCAAGCTGTCGGCGGCCTCCTGGTTCTTCTGCACATCGGCTTTCAGTGCGTCCACTACTGCCAGATGTTCCTCGATGATGGAGTCTTCCTGTTCCTTGGTCAGCCCCATACCCTTCAAAAGATTTCTGGTCAATGCCATATTTCGCTCTTCCTTTCCTCGGCGGCAGTCCCTCGCCGCAAGCGTTTATATTCTCCCGGCAGTCCCTCGCCGGGGTGATATACAAAAAAGCGTGGATCAACCTGTCGAAAATTTCGACAAGTTCAAACCACGCTCGGTTCTTCCCGCTCTCCGCTCAGAGCGGGGGAGGATATGTAATTACAACAAATCGTCTATTCTCTGCGCATCCTTTGGCTTCGGCTCAAAATTCCGACATCGAAAAGCGCAATAGCACTTTATTCCATATGGTGTTTCGCTTTGCAAAACGCCATATTTACACTCTCGGCAATAATCGCCTCTGACGCAACCCAAAACAGCTTCGTTTTCTTCTTTTAATTTCTCACCTTGTTTTACCAATTTTATAATTTTGCCTTTAAGGTGGTCGCATTCCTCAATTTTCTTCTCATACAATTCTTTGTAATCCAGATTCAAATCTTTGCTCTTCATATTTTAAAATTCTCCTTATGCGTTTTCCAGGCTGTCAACGACTAGCTGCTGGATAGCGTCCGTGTGTTCGGACACCGCCGGTTCCAAAAACGGCCGGGGCCGCTGGGGGAAGGCCCGGTGGAATTGTCCGAAATCGTCCATATAGACCCAGCTCTCCTTATAGGTGCCGCCGCCGGTGCTGGAATACTTTCCGGTGCCAAACTCGATGTAGGGCGCATACTTCATCTCGCTTCCCACGGTGGTGGTCACGCCGTCGTCGCTTTTCTCGGTGCTGTAGGTGATGCTGTTGCGCAGATTCCCGGTGTCAACGGCTCCTTGCTCGGTGATGTTCATTTTCGCCCATCCCTCCACGCTTTCCCCGATAGAGTCAGCGCACCGCTCTATGGCGTTTTTGAGGGCCTCCAGCACTTCCTCGCTGTTATCCGTGATCTCGATGCTAATCGTCTGCGCCATCGTCTGTCACCGTCACCTTTATGGCCCCTTGCTTGTCGGCGGCCAGCTTGGATTTATACCCAACAACCTCCCGCACCATGGTACAGCGGCAGTTATACAGGTTCCAGGGGCTTGCCCCCATGCTCTGGTCACCGGGAAACATCAGCATTTCATGCCCGACCTCAAAAGGCTCGTTATCGGCCACTTCTTGGCCGCTGGCATCCAAATGTTCAGGCCGTGTTCTGGAATCCTGGGTGGCTACCCAAATTTTTTTGGTCACAACGCCCAGCTCTTCCAACTGTTGCCCTCCGGCTTGCCGTCCGGCGTTCTGCGCCGTGGTCATGGCGGTTCTCGCCGCTCTCACAGCGTTGACACGTTCCATGCCGGGGACACGTTCCATCAAATTCTTGGCGATGGTGTTCACGCCGTCCCCTCGGACAATGCCGCTGGTCACCTCCTGGGTGATTTTGCTCTTGCCATATTGTAGGTCAATACCCCGGCGCACAGCCGCCGATTGGGGGTAGTATGGCATAATATCCGGCTGCTCCACCAACAGGCGCTTGACCGTGGTCTCGTCCCACAGCGTCCAATCCACGTCAAGGCCGGGCACCTTTTCCGCCGCCGTCTGGATGGTGTACGTCCGGTTGTGGGCGTACACCTTGGCCATATCGTCGTTGACGTAGCTCATGGCCACCTCGTTGGCCGCTGTCATGCGCTCGGCAAGCTTCTCCTGCATGGCCTCAAAGCGCTCGCCTCGGGCAATCTGGGTCATGCGCCAGGATTGGTAGTCTTCCTGGGTCATTTTCCCGGCCTCCACCAATTCCCTGGCCTCGGTGTCCCGCTCCTCAAAAGCGGAAAAATAGGAAAACACCTCGTTTTGCACGTCCTGGGCCGCCGAGGAAAACACGGCGGTTATGCGCTCTTCCAGGTCGGCTATTTCCTCGTCCGTCCAAACGTGGGCGGGGTCTGGCTTTCTTGCCATCAGGCAGCGCCCCCGTCAGGCTGGCCGCCATAGCCCAGCAGCCGGGTCATGTCTTCCTCGTCCATTTCGTCCAGACGCTGCTGCACCTCTTCCGGGGTCACCCAGGGCAGCTTCTCCAGCGCCAGACGGGTGCCAATAACCGGCAGCGCCGTCATGACCATGTTTGTCATCTCGGTCTGGTTGGCGATTTTCTGCCATTTGAATTTAGGGATTTCCCAAACCCCGAAAATTTTGTAATACAGCGTGGAAATGGCCGTGGAAATGTGATTTTCAAAATCAGCGCATTTGTCATCTTGCGCCTGATAGGCGGCGTTGATCTCCGTGGCCGTCTTGTTCCCGGCGCTCAGGTCTTGGGCGTTGAACAGCATGGCATCCCGGTAGATGTCCTTTTCCAGGATTTCCAGAATGGTTCGCCGTGCCTCCACGGGAACGTTTACCTCATGTGGTGTCACGTCATCGGCGTTGTCCACCGCCGCCGCATGGACGGTTCGCATCCTGTCCAAAAATTGGGCGATGTCCATGTCATCCATGCCGCCGGAATTCTTCAAAATCCAAAATAGGTGGCTGTTATCGTCAATGTCGTTGGCCAGGCCGTTTTTTTCAAAGTCGTAACAGTCGATTGCCTCCCGGACAAACACAAGCTCCGATTGGTGCGTGTCGTTGGCGTACATGGGCACGATGGGAAGCGTTCCATACCCACGCCCGGACATGGTCTCCACGCCGTGGGCCGCCGTGCTGGTCTCGGTGATGATATACGGCTTTGTCTCTTCCTGCTGCTCCAGGCCGCCTCCGGTCTCTCTGTAGGCCGTGTAGCCATCCTCGGTGTATAAAACGGCGTTGAGCTTTCGCACGCTTGCGCTGGTGTAGCTGTACCAGTAGCGGATTCCCGCCATCAGCTCCCCGGAAAACTCATCAAAGAGCGGGACAAAGCCCGGTCTTGTGGGCGTGTCCACCAGGCCAAAAACCTCCACATGGTCGAGGTTGAAAAACAGAAAGGACACGCTGTCCACCATGGCAATTTTGGCCGCCGTGGCCGCTTGCACGTCTATATCTGCTCCAAGCTTTTGCTTTGCCTCGTCTGTGGAAAAGGTCATGCCATTGCCAAGGACGTATTGGGATTGCTGGAAAACCAGCTTGCGGAAAAACCCGCTCTTGGTTTTGTAGTTGGAACTGTACAAATCCGGGTAGGTCGTGCCCTCGGCGGTGCGCAAAAGGCGCTGAAATTTTGCCGTGGTTGGATTGCGCCCGGCATAGTATTCCTCGGCATCGGCGGCGATCCGGTATTTATGCGAGGCAATGTGCTCCAGCACCGCCGCCTGGATAAACGCCCCCACAGATTGCGCCGGGGTGTTTTTAAACGCTTGATAGGTTTTCATTTTTCGTCACCTCCGGTTGTGTAGGGGGATGTATTGCGCCTTGCCAAATTTTTGCACAATGTGCATAGTCTTTACAAAATATCGCACGGCATCCATGCAATGGTCGTTTTGCTTGATGGGCGCATCCTCGCCCCGGTTGGCCGCTTTCTCGTCCCAGGCGTATAGGCCAAATTCCCGCATGGTGTTTTTGCACAGACTGGAAAAGGCGATGCCACCACGCTGTAGCATGGTTGCCACGTCCTCAATGCCGGGTACAACATCGTTTACGGCGTTCCATGTCTTGTAGCCCCGCTTGTGCAGCTCTGCGATCAGCGCCGCCGCAGACGGGTCTATAATGCACGTCTTGGGCCTTCGTCCCGCCAGCATCTCTTCCATTCCGTCCACCAGGGCCGACACGGTTTTGGTCTGCTCCCGCTCCCGGCCTGAATAATACCATTCGTCCAGGCACACCCAGCGCCCGGTGTCCGGCTGTTTCTGCCACAGCAAAAAAACGGTTGCGTTTTGTATGCCGTAGTCGCTGGAGATGTAGTAATCTCCGGTGGTCTCCGGCAGCTCGTCCAGGACGTGCCGAGTGGCATCAAATCCGCTGTATATTAGGCCCTCAGCCGCCGCCCAGCAGCCCAGGACGTATCGCTGATAAAAAACGCCGTGGAAGTCGTGTTCGTATCGCTCCAGCGTCTCAGCCGAAAGAGCGGGATTGTCCCGCATGGAAAAGTGGAGGTAAAGGGCGTTTTTCTCGGCCGCCCTGTCTATCCACTGTTTTTTAAACCAGTGCTCCGGATTTCCGGAGTTGCAGGAAAAGAAAAACCTCGCCCCTGTCACACTGCAACGGGCCAGCGCCTGGGAAACAAAGCTCTCCGGCATCAACACGATCTCGTCCAGCAGCACACCCGCCCACGTCCGGCCCTGGATGAGCATATAGGAGCTTTCATCCTTGCCGCCGCAGACCTCAAACACGTTTACAACGTTTCCACGGCGCACCGTCAGCTCTTTGGAGCTGCCCCGCCATTTGAGCTTGTACCGCTCTCGGGCCAGCCGCATAGACATAAACGGCATTATTATATTCTGGATGGCGCTTCCCACCGTGTGGCCGCCGATACCAAACCGCTGGCCATTAAAATTGTGCATAGCCCAGTCGATAAACGTCCACATGATGATGGACGTTTTGCCAGACCGCACAGCGCCGTCACAAATCAGGTAGGTGTATCGGCTGTATGGAAACGCTCGTATTTTGTTTTGCTGGGCGCTTATCATGTTTCACGCCCCAGCATCGCCACAAACTCCCGCTCTCGCTCGGACAGCTCCCAGACGTGCGCCGCAGCACGCTCAGCCGCAGCACGCTCAGCCGCAGCACGCTCAGCCGCAGCACGCTCAGCCGCAGCACGCTCAGCCGCAGCACGCTCAGCCGCAGCACGCTCAGACAGTAACAGGCCAGCGCCATAGATGTTTTTTCCCATCCGCTTCTGACTGTCCAGCTCTCGCACACGCATACAGTCGGATTTTTTGACGGAAAACTCAACGCCATACCTTGCGTATCGCTGCATCATGGCCGCCGTCACAACGTTGTCCGGGTAGGTGTATTTAGGCAGCTCCGCCTTGCCACGATGCCGTAGATCATCACTCACAGCGTTTACAAGCCGTGTCAGCTCCGGCGCTGTCCGTGCGGCCAACTCTGCGTCTTTGGCTAGGTTGGTCACAAACGACGTTTTGACTTCTGCGCCGTTTTCGTACACAATATTGCAATCTGTGATTATACGTGTGCAAACGTCAACGTCACAACCGGCAAACGTGGTGAGACTTGGCGCAAATAGGAAAAAATCTATCCCATTTGCAACGTACCATTTGCAAATTTTAGAAACGATGGAGAAGGGGGGATTGTCCAGCACAACGCACCCCTCCGGGTAGCTGTACGTCTGATAGTCGCCGCCCGGATAAAACGGACGCACCAGCGGTCTGCCCTCAATGCCGTAATACTCAACGACGTAGTCTTTGATACACTCGTAAATTTCCGGCGGGGTGTAGCAGTCATCCGTGGTCTTTTTCGGTTTGAATTTATCCACAAACGCCTGATACTCCGGCGTTTCGTTTTCCAAATCGTCAAAGTTTTTTATCATTTCCACAGTTTCCATTTTTAACAATCATTCCTACATCGATACACTTTCTGTTTTTTGTAGAAGTGCTGGCTTTCTGAATAAATTGTTTTTTTCGGTCTTTTGCAAGGTTGAACATTGCATTTAGCAATTTCGGAACCAATTTTTGACAAAACTTCTTTTAAATCGTCAACCAAATCGGATAACATAACAAAAAACTCACAAACCGCTTCAGCCAAATCGTCAAACAGACTCGTCACTTTCCAGCACCTCTCCAAGCTCTCGCAGGCTTGCGCTCAATGCGTCATCCTGCTCTGTAATTGCCTCTTCCTTCTCGGGGTTTTCGCTCTGGCCCAGCTCATTTCGGCCCAGCCAGATAAGCACAGCGGCGTTGCCTTGTTTGGCCGCTTTCCGCTGCCAGCGCCGGAGGCTGATTTTGCCGGAAGCACTAAACATTTTATAGACCTCGGCAAAATTCTTCCCATACTCACGCTTGCACCAGCGTTCTATCGTGCTTTCGTTGCAACGAAAAAAACCAGCAATTTCAGACAGCGTGCATTGCAGTTCGCACAGGTCCTTAAAATTGTCTGCGTTTATTTCAATTCTCGGTCTTCCTGCCTTTCCCATCAAAAAGCCCCGCTACATAAAAATTATAAATTTCATCGCTGCTGGTGATGCAAAACTGCTCGATTTTCGGATTCTCGTTAAAATTGCTAGACGTTTCCACAACGATTTTCCCAGCCTCTGTGTCCAACAAAATGACCTTGCTGTGGTTTTTCTCATAGCTGTACAAAAATCCGTACTCTTGGCACGTCTCCTCAAAAAAATCCGTATAGCCGTAATCCTTGCCGCCTCTGGTGTTTTCCCTGGCTATGCCGGATAAAATAAATCGCACATTGCCCAGCCGCCCATCATCCACCAGACCGCACAGCGCCAGCAGCTCCTTTTTGCCAACTCGCAGCGTGGTAATGTGCAGATTCTTGATTTTGGTCTGCGCCGCAATCCAAAGCACCACGGAGCAGCTGGAAAATTGCCCGGCGTAGCTGATGAGCCTCAAACTCTCCCCAGGCGCTGGAAGCGTCAAACCGCTCTCCAGCATGTCCGCACCGGCATACAAGGAGAAATAATGCCTTTCCCGGCTAGCAAGGCTTGTTATTTTCTCGTCCTCGTCCTCGTCAAAAAACATTGTCCCGCCCATCCTCCCGCCGGTGTCTGCTATGCCGGTTTGCCCTAACAAAAATAAAAAGCGCAACCGTTGCATTTTCTGCAACAGTCACGCTCGACTCTTCCCGCTCACCGCTCAGAGCGGGGAATGTATCATTTTCTGTTTCTGTATACCGTTTGGCGCTTGATTCTTGTGATTCTCACGCCATCTTTTACCGGCATGATCTCCACACGATCTCCACGGCTCAAAATGGCCTGGAGGTTCGTCAAAAACTCGTCCACGTCCATGCCGTAAAATGTTTTGTTTTTATCATCCATCCAAAAGAGGGGTGAGTATTACCCGCCCTCACCCACGGCGGCAGAAATAAGAGGTACAAAAAGGAGTGTCAAACTATGCCCACAGTGACATTTTACCACATTCTCATCATCACAAACCCCAATTTTGGGGCAGAGAAAAAATTTTTTCACTTTTCTCTCCCACACATCCAGTCCAGAGAAACGCCAAAATAGTCCGCAATCACAATGGCATCCGCCAGGCTCGGAACGCTCTCCCTGCGTTCGTATCGGGCTATGCAGTTCTTGGACAGTCCGCAGCACTCAGACAGCGCCGTTCTGGTCATTCGTCGGCCCTCTCGCAGTTCCCGCAGACGAGCAGGGAAGAGGTAGGCAGGGAAAAGGTGGCAAGTTTCATTCATTCCTCGTCCTCCAGCTCGTTGATTTTGACCGCTGTGACATCGTATTTGTTGCAGCGGCCACGGCGGCAATCGTGGGCCAGGTGTTGGATGGTATTAACCTTGAGGCCCAGCGCTTTGGCGCACTCTTCGGCGGTGCCTTGCACTAAAAACTCATCCGTCCGCTTGTCATAGATGATATACCACATTCTCGGGCCGACGCTTGGACCCACCGGTGTCAAAATGGCCTCAGACACGCTCCAACCATTTTTCAATCTGTTGTATAGGGTGCCAATGTTGATGCCAAACTCTTTCGCCCAGTGCGTCATTGGCTTTGTTTCCCCCAGCGCCGTCAAATAGACAGGCTCAGCCATTGCGCCCATCACCCCCCAGCTCTGCCACCCTGGCCCGGAGCGTCTCATTCGCCGCCCTGAGCTGCAAAACCTCGGTATACAACTCGCCATAAGTCTTGCGCTCGGCCTCGTCCCGCCACTGTAGGCCGCTCAGGACGTACAGCCGGATCCATTGCGACAACTCCATAATCACCACCCAAGGCTTGCCGTTTTTCCGGTGAAACACCGCCGGGAGGTGCATAATTTCCCCTGTGTCCGTGGCCGCATCCGCTGTGGCCTGTTCCATCGCCTCCCACAGATGCAGAGCCTCCACACGCTTGCACTCGATGTGAACGCCTGGAGCCCCACCACGTCGGGACTGTCAGCGCCGCCGTGGTACTGCTGACCCCGGTGGGTGTCAAAACCGTATTTCCGCAATTCGGCGGCAAGCTCCCGCTCACCACGCTTTCCCTTTTCTCTGCTCGCTTTGCCCATTGGTCAACCTCCGTCGTTTTGTCTCATTTTTTCCCGTAGCCGCTGTAATTGCTGCATGTTTTTTAAATTCTCCTCCGGCGTGTCCACGATAGGGGGAGAGGAGCCGCCAGCTCTTTTGCCGACGGTTTCGCTCCGCTCCCAATTCCGGACGGCGGCCCTCCAGTCCTTCATGCGGTTCTTCCCAACCATCCAGCCCTTGGCCGTGTAAAAATCCACAAAGCCCTGAGCATCCACGTTGTTGCCACGCTCCCGGCAATACTCGGCTACCTCATCATAGCTGGGGGGCACAAACGCACGCCCGTGCGTTTTATTTATTCCTCCCACGATAGTGGGGGAATTATCGGTATTGGTATTGGTATTGATATAGCCATTTTTGCTATTTTTGCTATATGGCAAAATAGCTTTGCCATTTTTGCCATTGGCAAATGTGCCGTTGCCATCGTTCCACCGTGCCGCTGCGCCCTTTTTCCCGGCCTCGCTTCGAGCGGTGGAAACGTCTTCAAAATTTTCCTTGTATCGCTTCAGCACGTTCAAACACCGCTGGACATAAAAAACTTCATTTCCGGTCAGTTCGGTTCGATCATCGATCCCGGTGATGTTATAATTCATCATCCAGCGCACGAGCCGCCCGAATTCGTCATGTCCCAGCAGTTGCATTTCTTCCAAAAACTCGTCCGGGATTGGCGTATAAAATCTTGCCATAGCCTACCTCCTGGGGCATCTCTGCGGGTTGCGGTCCATTCCAGGCAGTCCCTCTCGGAGTGGCGGTCACTTCCAGGCCCTTCTCCTTTTTGAGATGCTCCGTGTATTCAATTTTCAAAAAATTCAGAACTCAGAACGGCAATTCGCCGTCGTCATCGGCCAGCGGTGTCCATTCCTGCCCACTGGCGGCTGTTGGTGTCTGCTGCTGTCCACTGGTGGTCTTGTTCCCACCAAAATACACGTTATCCACCAAAACCTCGGTGCTTCGGCGGTTGTTCCCGTTTTGGTCTGTCCAATCCCGAATTTGCAGACGGCCAGAAACCACGGCCATGCTGCCCTTTTGGAAATACTTGGACACAAACTCACCGGTCTGCCTCCAGGCCACACAGTCGATAAAATCGACATCACGTTGTCCGGTTGCCTTGTTGGCAATGTCCCGCTCACAGGCCAGGGAAAAGCTAGCAACGGCGGTGTTGGACTGCGTATAGCGCAACTCAGGGTCACGGGTCAAACGGCCCATTAGGGTGATGCAATTGAGCATCGTACTACCTCCTTTTTATTTGCTGATTCCGCATAAATCAGGCCGTTGGACATCCAAAACGCCTGATTTATGCGGCTTTTTTCATTTGCTGGTCATTTGCTGGCCTCGGCCAGTTTTGTCATACACTCGGCGCATAGACTCCGGCCAAACCGATGTAAAGCAATATCGGCCACCTCCGACGGCGTTGCCATTTGTCCACTTTTGAGCCGTGTCGGCAGAATATCCTGGCCGCACTCGGCGCAGCAGGGGACGGTGGGCGCATCCGGCGGCGGGGGAGGGGCAGCGGTTCTGCCTCTCGGCGCTCTGGCAATCGGCTCGTCATCGCTGTTGTTTTGGTCGGGGTCTTCGCCGGTTATGATTTTATAGCCCTTGAGCAGGGCGTATTTATCGCTGTAGGTCATAGCCTTGCCAGGCGCTTTGTCCGCAGCATCTAGGCCGTCTCCATAACTGGTGACATCCACAACCTCAGCCGGTTCGTCCACGTTCACAAACCGGTAAACCGTTTCCACTCGGATAAATAGTTTCTGCTGCTCGGTTGTCTGGCCGTTGTAGGTTTTGGTGGTGGTGATGGTTCGCTGATCCAAAATATTCCGGGAAAACGGATAGCTATAGATGCCGTGCTTGGCCTCGATAGGCCTCACCGCCGCCAGCACGTCTGCCTCGCCCACGGCTTTGTAGCTGCTCCGGCCTTCGCCCACCCGCAGATTTTTCGCCACGGCGCTGATCTCCATTGTCACCGCCGACATCCGTTGGAAGATGTTCTTTTTTTGCTCCTCCATTTCTTTAACCTCACTTGATGCTCATATTCAGATTTTCCACCAGCGACGCACCGGGCACATTCCGACCCGCTTTGAGCGCCGCTTTGACGGCGGTCTTGTCGCATTTTGGTGTGTATGTGCACAAATCGGCGTTGTATTCACAGTTATAAAACGCATCGTCAAACACTTCCACAGCCGTGCTCTTGCGCCACGTTACCTCCGCACGAGGGGAGGCGAATTTCTGCCCAGCCAGGGCATCATGCAGGACGCTGCGGAGCCGTGCCTCTTTCTTCTCCAGGCTCTTGCGCCGATCGGCCAGGGCTTTCTCTTCGGCTTTCAAAGCCGTTTCCTCGGCGTTCAGATTCTTGACGTAGCACGCCAAATTCTCAATTTTGGTCTCCCTGGCAAGCTGTAGGTCATTGTAGGCGGCCTCGTCAAAGTTGACCTCGCCCGTGTCCGGGTCAACCTCAAAAAGTGCCATGATCTGCTGGTCAATCTCGTATAGGGTCATTGTTTTTCCTCCTTTTTCTGATTTTTGATCATTCGTCAACCATCACCTGGGCACTCTCGGTCAGCTCTTCGGCCAGTGTCATGACCTGCTGAGCATAGTTGCTGGTCACGCCCTGGGCGGCCATCTGCCCGGCATAAGCTTGACCGCCGTTGTAGGCCATCAGCACCCAGGCGGTGTCATGCCCGGTGGCGTACAGCTCCGCCAGATAGTCGATACCCAGGTCAATGTTTTGATAAGGGTCTCTGAGATCGTCCACTCCCAGGGCGGCTATCCTATCCAGGTGCCAGATGGGCTGGATCTGCATCAGCCCCACGCTGTTGCCATTGTCCCCCAGCTTGTCCGGGTCGCAGTTGCTCTCGATCTGGATAATAGCCATGACCAGCGCCGGGTCTATCTCCTTGGCCTCCGACTCGGTGGTGATGTAGCGCTGGATGTCTGCATCCAGCTCGATGCTGTACCGCACCCAGACAGTGGGCGTGGGAGATGGTGCCGGGGTAATGGTTATGTAATAGGGCTGGCTAGTGGCCACCGGCTCCCGCTCGGCCCCTGGGGCAGCCATGACCAGCGCCCCCAGCACCGTCATACCCAGCGCCAGCCAGCCCACCCGCTGCCGCCTCCGCCGCTTCGGCGGGGTGGGGTGTCTACAATTTTTCATCTCGCTCCTTCCAACTGTTGCAGTTTCCGCAACACTTCACTGTGTTTGTACATTGTCCCCCCTTCCATCTCCTTCACCATATCCCGCACGTCCAGAGCCACAGCCACACCGCAGGCGATCAGCCCGACGGACACCAGCGCCAGCACCAGGACAGCCCACACAACGGCGCTCATTTCTCAGCCTCCAGTTCCAGCACGGCTTTGGCCAGCGCCGTAGTGATTATCTGGGCCATGAGGCCCTCTACAAACCGTGCCATATAAATGCTATCCGTATCGGACAAATTAGCCTCTGCGAACGCTTCCTCGCTCCAGGTGGCATAGACATCCCAACCGCAGCCATTGGCAGCTTTGACCGCTTCCAGTGCGATGCCCTTGGTATGGATTTTGACAGCACGCAACACGGCCTGCGCCTCTTCCTCGTCAAGGTAACAGGCAATCAGCACCGAGTTCTTTTGATCGTTCATTTTGTCCCCTCCTGCATCTTATTCCAGGCCTTTACGGCCTTGTCCCGGCTCTTATAGGCACCGGTGCTGTGCTTGTCCGGCTTGCAGGTGCAGATCACGCACCAGCCGTTGGCCGTGGGCTCCACAACCGCCTCGGCCTTGCACCGCTTGCATGGCATTGGGTTCATGCGCTCGCCTCCTTGTACCCATCCTCCCAGCGGCACTTGGTTTTGCTCCCCATCAGAGCCGCCCGAGTCTTATCATCCAGCTTCAGGGCATTGGCCACGATAATCAGCGTTTGCAAATCCCAGGGCACATCGCCCCGCATCCGGCGCTGGAGGGGTTGCTCCCCAATGCCCAGGGACTCCCCCAGCGCCTTAGCGGTGGTAACGCCCATCGCCCGACGGATAATAACGCTCACTCGCTTGGCCTGGTCTTTGGCTGCCGCCTCCAGGCTCTGACCTTTGGTTAGGCACACTCTTGGCATCTCACTCCGCCTCCTTGTCCTCAAGGTCAAACAACGCAGCGGCACGCGC